TCCCAGAACTACGTTTGGGTTTCTTCCACGTCCTTGTGGTCATTGTGAAAGTGTTGAGGATTTTGCGCAGAACGTTTACGTCCCGCACATACTCAATCACCTCTGTTGCCAAAGGCGCAGGCAGATACGAGCTGATGTCGCTATCCCCTTGATCGACCGCGACAGCGAGCGCCTTCCGGAGTAAAGCATCTTTCTTAGGCATTGTCTTCTTTTCCTTTTAGCTCAATCCCAATTACAACTATCTCACTTTTTCTAAAGCGAGATTTAGTTTTCTTTCTTTGTAACTTTCTTCTGGAGCAGTGTGAGGTAAATCGACTTCGCTATCGCTTGCTCTTCCTTAGAAAGAGCATTGAAAGCGCCTTCGTTATCCATCACGTGCTTGACGAACTTAACCGACTTCTCGTCATCAGAAGATACGAGAGACTTTTCGACACTAACCGTCTCTTCTTTCTCTTCCTCTACTTCGGTCTCTTCGCCTACAAGACCTTTGCGAGCGGGAACCAGACTGAGTTTGTCAATCTTCTCAGTCAAGTCTTTAGCCCACTGAGGTATCTCGACAGAAGGAGCAACCGGAGGAACAACCGGAGGGGTAACCGGAGGAGCGACCATCTTCTCCGTAAGAGTCTTGATCGCTTCGAGAATAGGAGCAGCAGACTCACCAATCATCTTGGTGACATCTTCCTTCGTCAAAGGAGACACAGCGGGAGCCATATCTTCCTTCTTAGTCACCGGCGGGACGACGGCAACAATTTCCACCTCTTCTTTCTTCGACATCTCTCTCTCCTTTTTAGGGTTGAACATTTTTTCGACCACTTCGAAAATGTCTGCTTCAGCATTCGCAGGAACACTAACCACCGACACTTCAAACAACTCCATCTCTAAAACTTTAAAACTGGTAATCCTGCCATCTTCATCTCGTTCAACTTGCACTCGTTTAAAACGACCGCCGATACTAAAAGATGTCAGGATTCTTTCTTTTATTTTTGTGCGAATTGATTTGACATCGTCAGCATTTGAAATGCCAACGCGAATTATTAAACCCTTACTATTAACTCTCGTACTTAAAACTCGACCAATCGGCATTTTGCTATCATGATTGAACAATACTGTGCTTGAACCTTTTTGTAAGAGATCGTCTTTGCTATTCAATATAGCTTCATGTGTGATGATATCATCTTGGCGATCTTTCCCTGTTGTAGAAGCATAACCTTCAATCTCAAAACTAAAATTCTCACTTGCACCCTTTTGTATATTGACATCTTTCGCGTTTAATGCAAATCTACGACTTATTCCTAGTCTTTTAAAATCAGCAGATTTTTCGACATATTCTAATGTTGACGTTGATGTCTTAGCCACTTAGTTTGTCTCCTTAAAGGTTTCATCTATCAAGTCGAGCACTTGTTGTGTGTTTCCTTTTTCTAATGCATTCTTTATAAACTCTTTGCAAACTTCGCCCTTTTGTGAAGTCATCTTTTTAGGAGCAGGTTTTTCCTTTGGTTCTTTTCCAGAACTTGTTTGTTCAGAAGGAGGAATAACTCTGCCAGTATTTGGATCTATCTGTCCACCACCTGGAGTTGTAAGCGGAGTTTCGCCCCACTTTACTGGAGGCAAACCACGCCTTGCACGAACTTCATTAATCGACACTATACAAGCAGTTACATCTTCACGATCTATTGTGGCTTGAGTTTGCATGTCTGCATAATCAATTGTTGGGAATGTGATCTTGATATCGTCATACTTAAATCCCATTCTTACTATTTCTTGCGTGTAGTAAAAAGATTCTTTATTAAGGACTGGTCGTATAGCACCATCTTTATATGATTCAACCTGTTGGCCGCTATTTAATTTTCCACTTGTTCCATCAACAATTCCCATAATAAAAGGTTGCATACCGTAAGCAGCAAAGATCTTCGAACGCAATTCAACCCCGTATTCACTGAACTGCAAATCGCGATTAGTCATTGCCATTTTTATATATTTGACTGGAACATTTAATACTGCCATCTTGTGAGTATTATTTACTCCCTTAAATTGTGTCTTCCAATCAGAACGGAATTTATTCAGCCTATTTTTTTCCATCCCTTCAACTGACAATATACCAGATACTTCTGCACCATTCAAGAAGAAATTAGAATTAAACGTTGCTCGCAATATATCTGTAGCTACAGAATTGGCTATAATGTCCATGATCTTTATACCATAGAAAGATTCTGTATTATTGTTAAGAACCATAAATATGATTTCGTTGATGTCGAATTTAATTGCACCAAGGTTTTTATCGTCTTGATTCGGTCGAGCTGTGGAATTTAAAGGAGGCTCTATTATATAAGCATCTTTAGGAGGTATATTTCCGTGCTTATCAGCTTTTATTCTTAGATTTTTAGGAGTTAAAGCATAAAGTTCTTGCACTATTCCTGAGTCTGAATTAACTTTTTCTATAATACCCCTTCCATAAACTAACATGTTCAATATTGTTTTTTCTCGTATTTCTGCAAAAGACTCTTTATTATTGTTAGGGTTCTCTAAAAAATTCTTTACATTTTTAATTCTTTGTTTTAAGCGTCCAGATACCTTTGCTGTTTTGTCTGACGGAACAACTTCAGGTTCTGATTTTATACAATCACGCACTATCCTATTGACTGTAGCAAAAACCCATTCGTTGCCTTTAAATAACGACCAAGCGTCTTCGTCATTTAATTTTACAATTCCTGGTTGTATGATACCATTATGATTCATATCTTCCACATAACCGCGTGAATTTTTCGTCTTATCAATAATGGCTATCTTTGAAACAGCACTATTAGCCATATTTATTCGTCTTGACTTTTTAGTCATCTGAATCTCCAAGCAAGACGTAGTCGCCTGTGCAACTCAAGAACTTCTCGCAGGCGACAATCGTCGATGCAAATGCATCCCAAACATCTTTGGATTTCTTTTTAGCATGATCCACTTTTTTGCCTTCTATTGTCTTTAAATGCTTCGCCTCATCACACAGCAACCAAGAATATGGGTATTCAACCCTTTGTTCGATTACAGCATATTTCGCATTTGATGGAACTTCGTCAGTTCTATCACAAGATATTAATTCTACACGCATTCCCTTGTCTTCAAGTTCTTGTTTTATAAAATGTGAATTGAATTGGTCAAAAGAACAACCTTCGATTAAAAATCCTTTATTAACTAAACTCATAATTAAGTAATCAAGTATCGCCTTATAATAAAATTCACCATTTTTCAACATCCTTGCATTTCTTTCTGTTCCTGTAGAAATCCAACCTACTGCTGCTATCTTTATAAGAGATCTTGTTTCAAACCTGTCGTCATCATCTATACTAGCCAAATCAAAATCTTTATCCCTTTCAGCTCTCTCTTTTAACTTATAAGAATCCATTTCTATCTTAACTTCACCAACCGTTTGTCCTAATGCAAATCCTATTCGGTCTCTTGACTTGGCTAGATCGAAATGCATCCAAAAAGAATTATTTTCTTTGGGAGGTTGAAACCAATCGTGCCAATATCCATTACCTTTATAAGCATTCACAGTACATCCCTCATATTCTAAACAAGAATGTATATCTCCATATTCTTTTCTTCTTTGGTAAACAGGACACTGATGACATGTTTCACAACAATAATTTTCCATATCATTAGGATCAGGCCAAAAACTTTCTATAACGCCTACTGGTTGAGCACCAAAGTCACGCATCGTTCTTCTATAATCGCGTATCATTTCGTGTTTAAAATCTTCTTTGGTTAAATTAGGATTTATGTCCCAAGTTGCTGCCTGTTCTGTATATCCATCTTCTCTACTGCTTAATTCATGAAACTTCTTCATGACAAAATCATCATCATAACGTGGAGTCGTAATACCAATCATCTTATAATCTTTAGGAAATCGTGTTTTACAAGATCCATAAGCTGCTTGCCAGCACTCTTCAGCTCTTGATTCTGATTCATCATCTTGATCGTTTTCAAGAAAGAATGCTAATTCGTCGCCCACCCACTGAATTGTGTTATATCCTAACCAACCAAATGCTTGACTGTTGACGCTCAATGCTTGTATATTCTTGTCGAAGGTTACTGTATCAACTCCAGGTTCTCTAAATTTACCTTCAAACCAAGGTGTGTCTTTTAATAGTGCAATGAATTGTGCGAAAAACACTTTCTTAGCTTGTTTATCGTTTCTAGCTGTATTCACAAAATAAATAGGAGTTGGACTTAGTCCAAAGAATGCTTGTGGATTTAACATGCATAAACATCTATGAATCCCATATAAGTGTAGAATCGAAGAAAGATAATCTTTGCCGCTACCCTTGCCTAGCAATAAGATCATTTCTCTTTTTTCACTATTCATAGCTTTTACCATTATATCTTTAATTTTTGGTCTACAACCTGCTCTACCATTCCATTTTTGATTCAAATACTTTTTGCTTTCTATAAATTCTTCTATGTCTACAGGTTTTTGTTCCCACACTTGTCCATCGCGTGAAGGAGAAATTCCCTGTGCTATGAATAGTAAAGGATTGTTTACTATTCTTTCTTCATTACTAAACTGTTTTAGTTTCTTCGCCATTCTAACTTTCTTGTGTTATTTCGGCGGACCTTATGTTTTTCAAATCTCCCTGTGTTCGTACTGACAATTGTACTAACTCTCTTTTAATTTCTT